CCTAATCCAATTTGTGTTGCAGTAACAGTATGAGGATTGTCTGTTAAAGAGGTGTGTGCTGTTAATTCGCTATCTCGAGTAATAGTACTTGGTATATCACCATCAACAATTTCACCTATGATAGTTGCTGCTGACTTATCTTCTACATTAGTTAATCCAACCTGTGCCTTAGTTACACTATGAGGATTGTTAGTTAAACTAGTATGTGCAGTTAGTTCGCTATCTCGAGTAATAGTACTTGGTATATTTGAATCAACTATTTCACCACGTATTGTGGCAGACGATTTATCTTCAACACTACCTAATCCAACTTGAGTCGCAGTTACGCTATGGGGATTATTAGTATTACCGGTGTGTGTATCTAAATCTGTTTGACTCGCCTTCGCGGCAATACTACTTGTAACACTCGCTGCAAAATTTTGATCATCATTAAGAGCTTCAGCTAATTCATTTAATGTATCTAATTGTCCAGGAGCACCCGCAACAATATCAACTCCAACCCATTTCTTTTGTGATGCATCATACTTTAGAAAATTGCCATCAACTTTAGCAGTAGATTGTTGGACATCTACTAACTGCGATATCTTAACTGCACCACCGCCAGAGTTATTAGAAATCTGATTGTTTATTACTGATTTCCAGTTAGTAAAATCCTTATTAGATTTTGTTACATAGGAATCTAATTCTACCTTTGCTTTAACAAAGTGCGGTTCGATTATTTTATCGAGGTCTGGCAATTCAGCATCTTTACCATCTTCACCCTTTAAACCTGTTTCACCCTGAGGTCCAGCTTCTCCTTGAATACCCTGAGGTCCAGCTTCTCCAGTCTCACCATGTTTACCATTCTCACCGTTAATTCCGCTTTCTCCTTGAATACCTTGAATACCCTGAGGTCCGGTTTGACCATCTTTTCCAGGATTTCCAGATATTCCTTGAATACCTTGCTGACCAGCTTCGCCTTTTAATCCTTGCTGACCAGCTTCGCCTTTTAATCCTTGCTGACCAGTATCACCCTTTTCTCCAACATCTCCTTGAATACCTTGCTCTCCGCTTTCTCCTTGAATACCCTGATCACCTTGAATGCCTTGAGGTCCGATATTGCCTCTTGTTCCTTCAGAGCCATTCTTTCCTTGAATACCCTGCGGACCTTGTTCACCAATTAAACCCCTTTCGCCTGAGCGACCAGTAATACCCTTATCGCCTTTAATTCCTTTATTACCCTTTGGGCCAGGAGTAGTTTCGATTAAGCGAGTATCTTCTTCGAGTTGAGTTAACTTTTCAACCAGAGGACTTATTTGTTTCTGCAACTTTTTGTATACCGCCGCAGAAAATGCACCATTTACATTATCTAAGTTCGACATAGTAATTACTCTTCCAGTATTTTACTCATACTGTCAATCATTTTCAGTTGAGCTTCGTGTATTTCTGTTTTACGAACCTCATTATCTTCATCTATGTTATCTGGTTGTGTTGGTGCTTCAGTCGATTCAAGATCTGCATCTGCATCTTCATCGTTATCTTCATCACCATCTGTTTTATCGTTATCTTCATCACCTATTTCTCCATCCAATCTTTCGATATCTTCGTCTGATTGCTTTAGAACTGTTTGACGAAGATACTTATTAGATACATACTTACCTACTAAGTCTTGCATTTGAGAAGCCATATCTAATCTTTCTCTCATAATTTCAAACTCTTTTAACTCAGCAAAATAGTTATCCTCGATAAAGTCAATATTAATCTTTTCTCCGATTTCTTTCCAATCGCTTTCAGTAATTACTCCTTTAAGAATAAGCTGAATACGAAGAGCTTCAATCAATATGGTTGAGAATTTCTTACGAATACGATCAATAAACTTTTGGAACTTTACTTCATCTCGTGATATTTCAGAAGATCTACCAAGATTAAATGAGTCGTCTGACTCGAGACGTGTAAGAGGAACATTTAAAGTCTTATACAATTTCTTTTGGAAAAATAGAATATCATCAATCTGACCAAGGTTTTCTCCGCCTGGAAGAGTAGTAATCTCTGTACCTCTTCCACCTTCTCTACGTGGAAGCCAAAAATCTTCTAACATAGACATGTGTCTACGATCATCTTTAATGTCTCCAGTAGCAGCATCATAAACAAGTTTATTACGATACTTATTCATAATACCTTGGACATACTCTTCTGCTTTACCCTTTGGCAAATTACCAACATCGATATAGAAGATTCTCCTCTCGGGTGCACGTGAATAACGATACATCACCAATGAATCTTCCATCATTCGAAGCTGATTAACTGGCTTCAGCGCCTTATGCAGATATGATACTACTCGTTTTTGTGTAGCATCTAAAAGACCAGATGTTACATTAATAATTGCTTCTTTTGATATCTTAACTCCTGAAAGTCCTTCTCTTGTTCTTCCTACAACACCAGCACCTGTACCGCTATAGTCTTCTGAATACACATAATATTCATTAACTATCTTTTGTATAGTAGTATCAGTCTTTGGATCTGTTATCTTTTTAACCTCTTTTATCTTTTTCATAAAGAGAGATTCAACGGGGCGTAACTCTAAAATTCCCCTTTTCGGATTTTTATCATCAATAATAACATGAAAATATATACGTCCGTCAACATACCATTTCTTAAAGAAAGATTCGCCTTGTTTATTAAACTTATAAAGCGATAGTACGTTATTAAATTCTTCAGTGATTGTTTTTTTAATATTGTCGTTTTGATCTAAATCGGTCAGATCAAGTTTAGCTGGCGCACTTTGGTGTGCAGAAGCAATTGCAGCATCAACAATATCACTGATCGCCGAATCACATTCGGGTTGTTGAGATGCTTCTCTATATTTAACTATTAGATCTCTGTCATTAGAAGATGCTGTACCGTCTAGATCTACATATTGTCCGTAGTATCCACCAGCTGCAACTGTCGATGCAACTCCATCATCTTCTGGTTTCGGGGCAAAAGAAATTACTTCCTTTTCCTGTTTTACTTCTTTTGAGCCAATCTTTTTAGTGATCTGATATCCAAATAATTCCATATATAATATTTATAATAAAAATCCCGCTAAGGTTTTAGACCCTAGCGGGATAGTTCATTTATTCTTATAAGTTAGCTTGTTGTATTGGACTCCCAATACTGATAAGCGAACTCAATTGTGAATTCTTCAATTGCATCATTAGCATCGTAACTGAGATCAATAGCTGAAACATTCACTGGGAATGCTCCACGAATTGTGTATTCTTTTGTTACTTTGTTTTCGCGATCAAGTTGTTGGACGATAAGGTCCGCTTGATAGGTAGAAGGTTGTTTAGCACCTTCGTTATTAACATGCTGATTGATGGTATTCATCCAGCTTTCGAATGCGCTTCTTACATTGTTTGAATCTTCGTTGTAAGCAGTGATTGTCCAGTTTTCGAATGTGCGATCACCAGCAACTTTTAACTGACGACCACGAAATGGTACATCGATCTGAGCTACAACACTTGCAGGAAGCTGTGCTCCCTTACATGTGAATGATAGCAACTCTGTATCGAGACCAGCTCCAACGGGTGGGTTATTAATAATAACCTTAAAGAGATTGGCGCGAGCGCCTCCTCCGATTAGTTTTGATTTGAAATTATCTACGTTAGCCATAATTGTTTATTTCCTTTCTTTTATTTATAATTATTTACCAACGATTTCAGAGAACTCAACACCAGTGCGGGTAGCAATGAAGTTAAGCGTAATGAAATTAATCGAACGAGCTGGTTTGATATAGATGTCAGCAACAAATCGGTTAGTGTCAATCACTTCACCTGTATTATTGGTTTCATCACATACAACCAAGAAGTCAGTAATACCACGACGACCTTTAACATCCCGTAGGAAAGGCTCTGTCATATTTTTGAACATCGCTCGAGTGAATTCATCATTCAATTCGAATAGTTGATACTTAGCAGCTGTTGCAATCGCTTTTTCAAGAACGATAAACAATCTGCGAACATTAATGCGGTCAAACGCGCTTGGCTTTGCTTGACCAGTCTTATCACCAAAGAGCAAGATACCTTGTCGAGGGAATGATACGATTGGGTTGATACCAGCTTTATAAAGCTCGTCTCTTTCAGCCTTCTTAGGATTAAAAGCAAGCTTAGTAACACCTAATAGACCTCCGCGATTATAACCAGCTGGTGAGAACCAAGGTTCTGCAATTCCATCTGTCTTAGCGCAAAGACCAGCCATGTGGCCAGAAGCAGGGATATAAACATAATTATCAGCATACTTATTGTATACGTATAATGCAGTTGAATCAAATACTACGTATGAACCTTCAATGCCGCGTGCTAATGTTTGGCCTGCACCTCCACTTATAACATCAGCTACAGCTGTACTGCCACTGGTTGTAAGAGATAGCGGAGCTGAAACAAATGCCACTGCATATTTACGAGTACTTGCAATCGTTTGTAGTTTGCTAGC